CATGCACCAAGTGCTCTCAACTTATCGAGTGTTCGCTTTTTCATGGTGTAATCCTTTCAAGGTTGGGGTACTGGGGGAAATACTTACGAATAACGTCAGCCTGGGCGACGGCACCGGCGGCGGCATGGGCGGCATGGGCGGCACGGGCGGCGGCATTGACGGCATAGGCGGCATCGGCGGCGGCATTGGCGGCGGCACGGGCGGCACAGGCGGCATTGGCGGCGGCGGCATCGGCATAGGCGGCATAGGCGGCATTGGTGGCGGCATAGGCGGCGGCATCCTTGATATCTTTTGGCGTTATGCCATCTTTGCCTGCTGCCCATGCCTCAGCGATTCTGATAGCCGCTAATGGCCGTCCCTCACCTTTTGTCACAAATGGTAGCGCTAGACGCGCAAAGTCACAAGCGCAGAGCACAAGCTTTCTATGATCGGCGAGAGACGGGGTAGTAAGCGTCTTACCTAACACCCAGAACATGTAGTCACCACGCTTGTTATGCTTCCAGAAATCATCCCACGAGTCAAACGTCGCCGCATATTCTACGCCTTCGCGGCATGCACCAAGTGCTCTCAACTTATCGAGTGTTCGCTTTTTCATGGTGTAATCCTTTCAAAGTTGGGGTACCAGCTTTCCCTTAATCCCGTGGATAATGGTGCATACATTTGAGGCGGTCATGTTATACATTGCAGCGATCTCTGCTTGTTTGAATCCCTCATAGCGCAATAAGGCGATAGCAGCTTCACGTCGAGTCAGGCCGAGAGACCGCCACTCGTCTATGAGTGCGTCGCCCGTGGCCTCATCATAACAGTGGGGCGTGAGTTCCAATCTTGCATTATCCTGGTAACTGACGCTGGTCATAGACTCCTGCATGATCTTGCAGGTAGCTTCGTGTATGTAGCTATGGAGATGGCCGCGAAGGTAGGGGGTAATGTTGTTGTCATATAGCCGCTGTGGCGCATGATTAATTGCTTGAACCATACGCTGCAAAGCTACACTGACCAGCTCGTCTCCATGTGTGGGGCACCTAGAGAGATACTGTCCGACAATAGCCAAAGCCAGTGGGATGTGGCTCACAGCTATCTTATGGGCGAGCTTGATGTCGCCCGTAGTGCGGTAGAGCGCGACGATTTCGGTAAGTTCTGGTTCGGGTAATCTGGTTACAGACCCAAACAACGGGTGCCTGTACGATTTGGATGGTGCATGTTTGCCCATCAGCATAATAAAGATTCCCTGTATCATAACATAGTGTACTGCTTCAGTGAATCGCCCGATGCTAAATGATTCTGATTCTTCTCGTCTGGCGACCCCCCTATATATAAGGTTACGCGGAAAATGGTTCTGATTCAACTTGGTTCCACCAGTTACTATATTATAGCATGGCCAGCAATGATTCACAAGGGAAAAATAAGATTTATTTTTGAATCATTATTAGCGTACTGATTCGTGAATCATTATATCGAGATTGATTCAGTTAATCACATACGCGCACGTTATACTAAATCCATGACACAATTGATCGAAGTGTTCCAGCCCCGATCCAGAGGGATCATAGACACGTTCTCCGTCCCAAGCTACCATATGCTTACCGTGCATTACGGTTCCGTAAATCATGGCAGGCTTACCTTTGATCAACCGCAAGAAACGGGCCTCGTGATCCGAGTATACGGGCCTAGGCGTGTGGCCTATGACGTTGAGTAACGGGTATCCATCCACCCGATAAAACGCCAGTCCACGTGATAAGAAACAGTCTAGTACCTCTTGGATATGGAAGCCGCGTTGATCGTGGGGCGGCGTTTCATCGCGCCAACAAATTGCCGAACCATCATGGCCAATCTCTTGAATCAGTATAGGGATCGTTACCCCTAGTACCATAGCTGCTGAGGCCAGCATACACTGGCCTGAGCCGGGGGACTGTTGGATGTAAGTTAGGCGTTTGGTTTTAGGCATAGTTTCAGTGACCCTCCAGTAACGACTCGGGTATCTCGAAGTATTCTCTAGCCGTAAGCTTCAGGTCTTTGCTAATTCCACAGGCCAAGATAATGACAACGATACCGCGAGCAGTACACCATTCTACTACCGGTGTCATGTCGCCATCAGCTGAGCCAAGGATAACGCGATCAATCTTATCTGCGAGCACATCTTCTATGATATTCACGGCCATGCCGACATCCCAATCAGCTTTACGCTTGAACTTATCAGCACTCTCATACTGCTTAGGTACTTTGTAGTGCGTCTCGAACCCGAGATCTTGTAGCCGAGCGATGAACACTTCAGCTTCTGTACCTATCTGTGCACCATAGGCCCGAGCCACAGTCAACTCGCCTAAGTGACCTTGAACGAACTCCAAGTACTTAGCATACGAGAGCTTACGGTTTTCAAATCGTTGGCCAATGCAGTAATACAGATTCGATAAATCAACGTATATACCTAATCGAGTCATGAGAGTAAGCTCCCTGCTTCCCGTAGGCTGGCTTCCATTATTTTCTCGCCTCCAGTAGACGTATTCTGCTCTCGAAATTGATAACACAGATTCTGAGTTTCAGTATATCCAGATGCTGTACACACTTTGTTGGCGGCTTCTTGTTCTGCAGCCTGGCTGTCAGCCCCTCTAGTCTCTTGATATAGACTTCCGCTGCACCAATACGGAGTTTCAGTGTACGAAGGCGATCATCGGCATCAAGCTTCTTGTAGCTTAATGCCAGCTTCTTGTGGCCTGTCTCCAATTGCCCGATACGGGCATCAAGATTCACGCTGGCTGTTGCCCTGTCCTTTTTAATCCGTGCCAGCACATGCCAGTAACCTAGACAGAAACTTATGCAGACTGCGAGTAACGCTGCAGCTAGCACACCCGTTACGAAAATATCTCGGTACCTCATCAGGAAGACTCCCAAGGTACTGGCTCTGTGTATGCAGAGAATCCGCAAATACTACATGCTCGCCACGAGCGCCAATATACTCGCTTGTTGGTAGCTTTGTCTGTGTACACATACTTATCTGCTTCTATGTATACCGTATCACAATGTGTGTCGAATGCTATTGTATCCTTGCGCCATTCCATTATGTGTGGGAATTCAGGCAAACAAGCATGTGCAATCCGATTCGGTACATCGGGCCGCATTAAGTATAGCCGTGGTGGCCTGCCGTCTTGTAGCTGGTCCATTGCATCATGTAATGCTGCAAAACACCCTTGTATAAGTACATCGCGGTATCCGTATCGGCTCGCGTCAATCACAGCACGGGCAACGGGCCTATTATACCCTGCATCTAGGTAACATTCATAATCATACATAGTACCGGGGACTTGTCGCCAGCCCGTGGCAGCGCATCCCCAGAAGGTAAAGGGACTGCCACCGTCGTCGGCATCCCCATCTGGGATATTCATGGTTGTACGCCCTTCTTCATCATAGGTAGATACTGGTACCAGTTTGGTTCCAGAAATAATTTCTTATACTCTGCTTCAGTTGCTGCTGTTAGTATCCAGATGCCCGCGCCGTGCGCCTCAAACTTCGGGAACTTATCTAACTGCGCGGGCGTGAACTTATAGCTGAACGGATTCTTTACTTCAATCCAGCGAGCCTTGAAGGCCGAGTGTGTAGCATACAAGTCCGGAAAACCCGCCTGATACATGTTACCGTGGGTAGGCATAACGAACCAACTCTTGTATCGTAACATCGCGATGATGGCCTCTTGTATCTTGGCCTCAGGACCGCGCTTGTTATTGACGGGTATCCGGGCTTGCATAGGCTATCAGCGCTTTGGCTGCCTCCCAGTGCCACGGTTCCCGGTGCCACCACCGGAACCATCCTTACGGCGTGTACCGCCACAGGCACCCGCTCCACGACCCTTCTTTGTGACTGCCTTCTTCGCCATCGTTACACCCTTTCTGTACTCAAAGCCAATCAATAGTGTATCCCGATTGATTTAGTCTTCCTCTGCGCACAATTCATCGGGCAGCAGCCATGCTGAATGGCGTGTGCCTTCACCCCACCACGCGACTTCATATGAGGACCCATCAATCTGTGTCATTAATCCTGTTACTAGCCCCCTCGTAGGCGTAATACAGTTCTCTTCGTTGCGATGCAGTAATACAATGTCATGTATTTTATATATATACTCCACTAAGACTGGCATTAGCTTCCACACTTCTTAGCCATCAGGGCACACACAATGTAGCGGGCAGCGTGTATCATGTGCATGACCCACTGTACGCTCTTGCCCGTAACTGCTTGCGCCTCACGCAAACAACGTATAGCTTCGATTGTATAGTATTCAGGGTTCGCACAGTCTGTGATGATAGAATACGGTAGCTTACGCGGGTCGAATTGTGTTTCCTTCAGGAGTCGACGAACCATCGTGAGGCTGGGGCGGGGTGTCTTTTTTGTCGAGTCTTTCGCGCTCATCATCAATTTCCTTGTTGGTTAGAGTGATGTCAACCTTCTGCATGATTAAGCTAATCAATACAACTTGCCGCTTAGAGACAGCCATCAGTGCCGCGAGGCCAGTGCTAAGCGCCTGCAATTTTATCCCGTTACTTGCCGTCTTCCGCTCAAGACTTTCAATCACGCTGGGCGGCATTTGAGATCTCCTTCTTTTCTGTGCGCCTTAAGGACCGTGGCAACATACTTTTTCTTTAGTAACAACGGCTTCGTACCATTATAAGCCTTACGCATCGGCAACAACCGCTCTTTCAACAGCTGCACTTCGCGGTGATTCTCGAAGTTGCCCAACACCAGATAGTTGGACCAGATAGCGGGTGACTGTAGTGAGTAGATCGCATTAGCACTCAGCCACAATGTATGAACATGCTGCATCCAAATTTTGGCATCCCGCAGATCTTTAATACTCATACACACTACGACTTCGTCATTCGGGAGCCAGATGCGGGCCTCTTTAACCCCGCCCATCAACAGCAGTACCTTCATCTCCTTTAGCGCCGCCTGAATCTGTAAGTATATTTGCTGCTTTGAGTCGCTCATGCTCATGCTCCTTGATTGCTCGAATCAGTTCTTCTTTAGTCGATCGGCTATAGTTCGGGATACGAAGTATACGCGCGCGGATTTTCAGTTGTCCTGACGATAGTTCTCCCACATCTAGACTGGGGTGTGTATCAAGCCAGTTGAGTAAAGCCATAAGATCACGCTCTTGTAGGATCGTGATAACAGACTCCTGCTGCACACCTGTTGACCGCTCCCAAAAAGTTTGGAATAACTGTGAGCCTACGATATACTCTATACGGCGTAGCCGTAAGATATCTGAATGTATTGTATCTTGGGTATTTTCAAGCTGCCGCATGTTCAACGCGGCCTTTGTCACTATTTGCTTGCCCATGATTCTAGATGGTCTCCCCAATCTATGCCGATTAAAGGTATATGTTTTTTATATTCATCTATCAGTGAAGTCACAATCCTGTTTGCTTCTGGTATACATTCCGGCAGCATTGGCGCCATGATTTCATCATGGATATTCATGGGTTGGATATGCCATTTAGTAATACCGGCAGGTTGCAGGGACCATAGACGGCACTGGAGTTCCTTATTAGTTTCGGCTCCCGTACATTGAATGATATGGTTACCGGCTGCTCGCATATTTGCACTCTGGACAGCAAAGGCGGCAGCGAATAGAGCAGATCTTGCAGCACCGCTAACCGTTTGGACGCGTTCTCTACGTACTGTTTTAATCTTAAGCCGTGTCCAGGCTTTAGGTGGATCTTCCGCAAGCTCGAATAGGACTCGGCATATTTGATTTTCTAAGGTGAAGTAACGGCGGAATCCAAAGATGGATTCAACAAAGTCTTCTGGCTCATGCCATTCTACCTTTGTACCTATACCTGCGGGCTGCTGCATCGAACAGAAGCGTTTCACTACGACCTTACGCTGTTCCGCGAAGTCTGGATATTCTTCGAGGATGGCCGCATAACCTGCGATAGCCTCAGCTTCGCCTAAGCCTACACGTGTCTGTAACGTGTATTCTGTGCCGAAGTATATCAATGCAAACACACCATTTTTACTCCGAGTATAATAGTCACGCCAAGGATCTTCTGCACCCTTAGACGCCATGATCTCATCATACGACAGCGTTGGGAAAAATTTCTGGCCCCAGATACCATGAATCTTTTTACCAGTCTTTAGCTGTGCGATCAGGTGTTTGTCGGGGTACACCGCAGCTGTGATGCCTACTTCAAAAGACTTGAAGTCACCGCCACATAATATTAGGTCGCCATCGGCTAACGGGAAGCTGGATCTAACTTCTTTGCCACGCTTGATACCCTGCGGATTAAGCTTATCTGCGCCAGCCATACGCGAACTCTTAGTCCCGATCACTACGAATGATGTATGGAATCGGTTTGCCGTCAGCAGCTTATCGAATAGTTCTACTTCTTTGGCGGCATGTCTGGCATTCAGGATGCCTCTTGCTCGCGTAGCAGCAAGGTGTGGATCTTCGGATTCAATTAAGCCGTCCTCGCACTTGCCGCAACCCATACCATTACAGTCTGTGCACACCGAGCTAGCAGTCCAGCCAGCCACGGACTCTAGTATCACAGCCTTAGTTGTGACCTTGCCATCGACAACTAATATTCCGGCCTCAGTGTCTGACATGGCATCTGTAACATACTTCCGGCACATCGCCGGCGAGTTGAAATTGAATCCAAGAGCATGTTGACGCTGTACAGCATCAGCCCGGAGTGCTTTTATCTTCTCGACATTAATACTGTAGCCACGCCACCGTACTGCGCCAACCATACAGGCCAGTATACTATCATTGTCACCGGCCGCGGGCTTCCCGAAGTATTCATATAACATACGGGTGTACGTGACGTCATCCTCAGCGTACTGTCGGGCCAGCTCGTTGTGTTCCCAGTGCTGGATGTGTGTACTAATCACATCTGGCCAAGCACCTTTCCAATTGGCCTCAGATCCTACCGCGGTAGCATACGGTGCATATCCATACTCTACTGGTGCCCGGTCCTTGTGGACCTCGACAGCGGCGAAACGTGTCACAGACTTCGTATCGATGCCTAATGCATCTTCGGCCAGGGCTTTTAGTGCAGATGATGGCGCGAAGCGTAACACAATATCCTTGAAGTCAGGTACCATGTCGCCCTTCTCGTTTTCGATATCCTCGACCTGCCAGCGTTTGCGGTAGTCTTTCTTCCTTGCGAAGTATACATCCTTGAGTTTGATGCGTTTTGTTAATTCATTTGCCAAAGCTTCGGCCAGTAATGTCGGCACCCGCTTAATTTTGATATCCGCACGATTCATTGTACTCTGATACGGGCCTTTACGGGCATGGAGCATGAGGTCCAAGGCCGTGACGGGCTTCATGCAATCACCGAAACGGGCATCGGCCTCGCAGTTAGCGTAAGCGTTGACACAGCTACCAAGGATTGTGTCTTTAGGGTTCCCATAGTGTACCAACGCCTGCAGCGTCGTGTACATCTGGCACACATGAAACCAGTCAAACACAAGATTGAATCCGCAGACACCGCCTTCGTGAGTACAGAACTCTAACAACAGTTCCATTGTCTCGCCGATGGGTACCATCCACGGATTATGCAGAATCACTGGCCCATCGTCGTAGGCATATTGTATAAGCACAATAGGCCCATGCAAGCCACAGGTTTCTGTGTCGAAGATTATCATGTTACTTCGTTGCCAGTATAAAGTAGACTACTACTGCGATTATGGCGGCGGTATCATTGGTGTAGCCACTTAGTTTGACTACCACACTTAAGAATAGAGCAGTACACACTACAGCAAACAATTTTGTCCAGCTATCCATCGGTATCTATAACCTCCAGATCGTGGTCTTCCCAGATGTGCTTAATCAAACCTGTGCACATACCGGCGCAAGTATTATGTTCACCCACAAAGTGCCCAAAAGTCTCGGATTCAGACCGTGTACGTATCTTTATCCCGGATATCACAAGGAAGTCCAGACGCCTGGACAATTCCTGGACTAGTTCCTCTGTGGTTTTCTCCGATAGGGATACGTCGCCACTCATTTATTTATCCCTCATCGCCGTGTGGGACGTATTTGATACCCTGGGCAGCCATGAGTTCCTTAATGTCCAGACAAATGTCACCTGTTGTAATCTCCCCGGCACACCAAGCTAAGGCCCGTGTCTGTATGCCCATACCTGTATTAGCCGCGAAGTGCTCGATCATGGCCATAATCTCGGGGCGCTTACGATTGCATTTAGATTTAAGTGGCTGCTTCTTCTTCACTACTGGGGGCAGAACCTCGCCTTTGATGCGGGCTTCCTTCATCTCTCGCGCTACCTTGAAACAGGCGTCTTCGCCGCGATCCGTCAGGATGGTAGACAGGTCGCGAATCTGTGTCTGCTTAATGAACCCGGCGGCACACTGGATTTGAATATCCTTAGGCAACCGTAGCAGCATGCCGCGAATCTGCACCCATCCACGGGATTTCCCAAGCGCCGTGGCACAAGCTTCTTCACCAATACCCAAGTTATACAGCGACTGGATAGCCAGTGCCTCTTGTAACACGTTGAGATCTTTACGCTGGATGTTCTCGGCCAGATTAAAGATACGGGCCTGTGTGTCATCCTGCATAGTATCATTAATGATTGCCAGAATGGTCGTGCGCTTCAATACTACGAATGTCGCAGCCGTTCTACGGAATCCTGCTACCAGCCTGTACTTATAGCCAGTACGTTCTTGTTCAGCGTCATCATAGGGTGAGACGGTGATCGGCTGAATCAGGCCGTGCAACTCGATGTCTTTGGCCAGTTCAACAACATCAATAGGTGCAATTTTTCCCCGACAATTGAATCCCGCATCGACGTGCAACTCAGACGCATTAATGGTTTTGAGAATCGGCTTAGCCACTAACCTGCTCCTTACTGTCCAGCACTATTTCGATTAAGCCCATGTCACTTAGACGAATAGTCTCGATGGTATCGTTGAGTATCTCAGTATCCTTAGTCTTATCATAAGCATTGAAGAACGCCTCGGTATCAGGGGCGCCGGCATCCAAGTAATTTTGCATTATCCTAATCATCTCGCTAAGTTTCATGCCGTCATCACCTCCTCAAGCTGCCCCATTGTAATATCCTGTAATCGTTTCTTCTTGCGCAAATTCTCTAACACAAGTCGATCCGTTGGCAGCATCTCTAAGTCAATGATAGTTGCTCCACGGTTCACATCCATACCCGCTCTATGTATACGGTCCTCAGATTGCATACGCGCGCCGCCGTCGAAGCAATTACTGTAGTATAGCGCTGTTGGACTAGACGTCAGTGTCAGCGCCATGCCACCAGCTTGTGGGTGGCCCACGAAACAAAGTTTCGGTATCTGTGCCAACAATCTGTCGTTATCGGGATGCGATAGATCCATCGCATCGAAGTATTCATTGACATCAGCCATTTCGCCTAATGGTGTCTGTGCCGCGAAGGCACGGCCATCGACACGCAGAGTGCACCAACCTTGCTGGTGCGCTAGTGCGATGAGCCTGTCAATTGTTCCAGTGAATCCGCCCCATACAACATAGCGGCCCGTATCTTCGTGCAGATCAAGTTGATCGATGAAGAACTTGTCTTTAGGACTACCAGTCTCAATGGCTGTTCTGATATACTTAGGCACCGACCCATCACCACCACAATAGTCGCAACAGGCATCTACCATAGTGAAGTTCTCAGCTTTAACTTCTTCAGGTACGGCACCCTCGGCTAGCTGTGGGATTTTAACCTGCCCCGTACCCAGACAATTCGGGCATTGATCTATACCATCTTGTTCTGATGTATACTGGAACCCGTCGGACAGCTCACGGATACGGGTCAAAGCCTCGATAGCCCTGTTAGCGGTTTGCTTAATCAGCTTAGCGGCTCGGAGTATCTCAGCAGTAGGCGTGATTCGTTCAACCACATACTGCTTATCGGGCAAGTCCAGACAGTCTTTCTTGAACTGTACTAAAACTAGGCCTGCCATGCGCTTATAAAGATACTCGACCTCATTTTTCGAGGGCTCAAAAGCATGCGGGCCTAATGACGGCTGCTCGGTGTTCGGCTTTGACGCCCTTGCTGGATCGTGTTTCGCGTGATCCGCATACTCGCCACAGGTATTACACTTCTTTGCGTCATCGAGCCATGTCACGATATGCGGGTACACACCGCCTGTAATCATGTTCTCGCGGGATTCAATGACACTTAACCGAGTACGAAACTTACCCTGCGAACCCTCTTTAATGAATCCAGGGCAAGCCACTTCACACTGCCACCACCAGTCAACAGGATTCTTTGGGGCGGGAGTGCCTGACATAAGAATAACGTAGCCCAGGTCACCATGCTCGGTACGCACAGCATCAGCTAGATGTTTGGCGGCTTGAGATCGTTGCGCGGTGGGATTCTTAATCTTCGAGGACTCATCAAAGATGACTATGCGTGGAGCCGGAGCATTACCTTCCCACTCTGCTACCCGCTTAGTCAAACGCTCATACGTCATGAGTTCAATAGGTACAGTACAGCGCCATTTACGGATTTCGCGTTCGACAGCAACGACACCTGAACGCGGGCCGACATACCAGACGGCATAGCCGCCCAGGTCTGCAGCCTCAATCACCTCAATTGCTGAGAGTGTTTTACCTGTACCCATCTCACATGCCCATATTACATAATGGTACGTGAGGCCTGTGGCTTTCATGATTAGCTGATGATCGTACAGTGGGCGCTTCGTAGAATCACGATCCAGTGCAAAATCTTCCTCATACCTGGAGTACGGATTCTTACCTTCAAGATACGCGATTTGAAAAGCGTTACGTGTCGAGTCCGCGATTGACCAGATCTTACGGGGTAGCTCGTCATGGCCATGCCACTTGTGCCCTTCCATCTGCTTGATTTCGCTAATCAGTATACGACTGAATGGGAACTGCACAAAGATGCGCTTACCTTGATAGATTAACTTGACTGGAATCTTATACTTACCGGCAACGAATTTTGTTTGCACCACTCTATCGCTCATGCCTCATCCTCTCAGTGTATATGTCCCATCTATGGCGTGTAGTTTCGTTCGTTGGCTTAAGATGCCACGAATCACTTTTGATTGTTCAAGGAAGTCCTGACACTGATTCATAGCTGCGCGGTAGCCAGATGTATGATAGTCGCGTAAGCCCAAGAAGGCTACGATCCATTTTTGCAGTGTGCCGTAAGCTACACAGCAACTATGCTGATCTGCTGATAGCAGCCTAACTGTAAGCTCCGACTCAGTTTGCAGTGTATAAAGTGCCCCGTAGCTAGCCTCAATCAAGAAGCCATAAGAAGTAAATCGTAAGGCCGGGCACCCAACTAGAGGTACCCGGCCCTGATTAAGTGGATCACCCATAGATTGCACAATTGCACCGGCATCCTTCAAGTCGATGCCAGATTCATCTAAGCATTTAGACGGACTGACGCCAGTGTATGTTTTAGCCGTTGTGATGAATGCTCCCCAATTGACTTGAGTAGCAAGGATGGGTGTGACTTGTGCCATAGGTGATCTTTTCTAGGCTTCAGTATTGCCCGGATTCTAACCAGATTCTTGGAGACTCAAGATTTCAGATCCGGGTACGCCAGGGTCTCGGCGTACCCTATAACGCTTTAAGGATCTAATACAAATGAGACTGGAAACTGGCACCAGGGATCATTACCCTAAGGTTGCTTGCCTGATGCCTGTCTCCAGTTGCCCTTACCTCGCGCGTCCGCCATCGTCACCAACTGCCTCGTCCACGGTCTCAATATCAGACTGCACGGGGTTGTTGAACTTCTCAACAGCCGCATCGAAGTCTGCCTGGGCAGGCAACTGAATCGGATTCGAACACTTCTTGGCCTGCGGCGCGAACCAAGTATACCTCGGGTTAACAATCTTCTGAGCAGCAATGGTCATGGCCTGCCCGAGATTCGTCAACACCGAACCTGATTCGTTACGTGCAGAAATGGAACCCATGAAGAAGGTGGCGAACTCCTTGGCTTCTGGTATCCATACCAAGAACTCCGGGCCATACATACAGCCAGAATTCGGCTTCGTTGAATCTCCTTCGATCCGCTTGAATTCAGGATGCTCTGTGTCGAAGTACACCAGCACCTGATCACCCATACGCATCGCTTTAGGCCGCCAGACGATAATTAATACATCCACTTCACCACCGAGATCCAGATGCTCTGAACCCTTGACAAGCGCGTAATGATTCGTTGTGAAGTCACCGCTCTTGCACTTCTCTGAGTTAGAGGTCATGAGCTGCAAGCGTGGCATGAACTGCGAACCTGCGATTTCATCGAAGGTTTCTTTACTGAACTTCTGAACTGCGCCACCCATGTCGAGGCCAGCGGCGACGTCTGTGTTCTCGTCTGCGGGGATAAGATCAGTCATGGTTATAGTCTCCGGTCAGTGATTTAGTTAATGATTCGGTGAATCATTGGTGGACGAGGTGGGATTCGAACCCACACGAGAATTAATCTCACAGAATTTTAAATCCTGTGCGTCTGCCTATTCCGCCACTCATCCGTGTGGCGGGTATCACCAAAACTCCGCGTACACTGCTCCGCGTACACTGCTTCGCGTACATTGCTTCGTGCCTGCTAGCAAGGAGGCAGCCGGGGGATCAGTTAGTAGCAATACCCGCCACAATGAATCTACTTCTTGGCGGGCGCTGGCGCTGGCGGGACCACCTTGAGCGGCTCCTCGCCCTCAAGGACGGCCTTGGCCTTAGCGGCAGCCGTGGCCTTAGCGGCAGCCATGGCGGCCTCATCAGCAACCTTCTTTGCCTTCTCAGCGGTCTTAGCAGCCTTCTTGGCGTCGCTCTCGACCTTCTTCGCGGCCTTCGCAGCTTCCTTCTCGTCCCACTTGGCTTGCTGAACCTTGACGCTCTCGGGATCGAGATGCAAGACCCATTGCAGAGCCAGCGCAAACGCGGCTTCGGTGTTACTGGGCTTAACGACGGCGATCAGATGTTTGGCGATCTCCAGATTCTCCAAATCATCCTTGATGGCCTTGGCGGACTGCATGTAAGCGACAGGAGCAAACGACTTGGGCGCGGCATCCTTGCCCTTACGCTTGGCCTCATTAAGCTCCTTCACACGGGCCTGCACCTTGGGCACAAACTCGTTAGGCGGCAGCGTCATGGCCTCATCAACGAAGTCAGCGCGCTCGTCCTCGGGCAAACGGGCCAAGGCGTAGGCATTGGACAGATTGATCTTGCCGGTGTTGATCAACTTAACGATCTCGGGATTCTGAATCTTATTGAGACCAAGACGCTGGGCAATCCAGGCCGGGCTCTTGCCCAACCGCTTCGCCAGTTCAGCCTCAGTCACCATCATGTTATTCGCCAGGATTCGACTAAGCTGCTGCGAATACTCCGCGGGCTTAGTCTCAACCTTATGCACATTCGCCATAAGCTGAGCTTCGAGAACTTCCACATCCGACATCGTGGCAATATCGATATTGATTTCCGCAAGCCCCGCGTCCTTCGCGGCATTGAGTCGATGAAGCCCATCGATCAGCTCATAAAACGTCTGGCCAGTCTCCTCATCTTTCTTCTTACGGACAGTGACGGCACCCAAAAAACCTTGCTGCTTCATTGAATCGACAAGACCGAGATAATCCTCGCGGGTACGGTCACAAGTACGCAACGCAATAGGATTATCCCGAACAAGACTAACAGCGACCTTCTTGACTTCGCCCATCTCTTGTTTCTCCGAATCATAAGTGGCGGTGTTACTGAATCATGAATCATATCACGATAATGATTCTGGTTCGCCAGTCAAACCGTATTAACGCATGGTTTCCTCCAGTAGACACGCGGTATTATAAATGACCGTGTACGTGCGCGACATACTATTATAAGGGAATAGCAACCCCAAAAGTAAATAAAAATAAAAATAATTTGCTGACGAAAATACCGCCCTACTCTCCCCTATATTTTTATACTTATATATAATAATATATAGGTAACATACATACCTATAGTCAGTCAGTCAGTGGAATTATTTTATTTTCATTTACTTTTAGGGTTGCTATCCCCTTATAATAGTATATCATTATATAGGCTGGCAAAAGGTATTTTGGTCAGTCAGTTATGATTCTGATTCAATATTTTGTCGGGAATGGAGAATCAGAATCATGCCGACTCGGACGCAAGCTATTGGCCAACTGTTGAATCATTTGACTCATGCTGATTTGTCGAACCTGTATAACAGTAACATGGAATGTCAAGTAAATGTGGGGCAAGATTCAGGGAATCGGGTCAACGGTGAATATAAGGGGCGCAAGTGGCACGGGTGGACAGATGGGCTAACCACTTGGAAATCTTTTCGTGTCCCATATTCTGCTAACAAGAACCCACACTATGATGATCCTGATATGAGTTTTGATCTCCAGGCTCATGCTGAGGGTATCGGCATGACTGGTTGGGATTGGAAACATCAGCTCAGTAGATGGGTGGCTTTTGACTTCGATGCTATCATAGGCCACGGAGATTCAGGTAATCAACTCTCGAAAACAGAACTCCAAGAACTCCAGGAAGTTGCACAAACGATTCCACATCTTACAATACGCCGGTCTACATCTGGTCACGGTATACATTTGTACGTGCATCTAGACCCGCCTGTACCTACAGAGAATCACACGGAACACGCTGCGCTCGCAAGGGCTATACTCGGTCAGCTAGCGGCATTGACGGGATATGACTTCTGTTCGCGTGTAGACGTGTGTGGCAGTAATATGTGGGTGTGGCATCGTAAAATGACGGGAACCAATGGCTTAGAGTTATTAAAACAGGGTGAGCCGTTGAATCAGCCACCAGTGAACTGGCGCGATCATCTAAAAGTTATTAAGCAGGGTAATCGTCCAGCGCGCATGCAGGACACAAATGACCCATTATCAGAACTTGCCGGGCAACGGGCCATGACAAAATTAGATGACACGCATAAGCAACTCATCAATTGGCTCCGTGAGAATAATGCTGTATGGTGGTGGGAACAAGATAAGCATATGCTGGTGACACATACATTTCATCTGGCACAAGCTCATGCTGATTTGAATCTAATTGGCTACTATAAAACGATGTCCGAGGGCAAAGAGGCGGGGATCGATCACAACTGTTTCCTGTTTCCTGTGCGTAATGGTGCGTGGTCCTTACGTAGATACTCGCGTGGCGTGACTGAGGATGCTTCATGGACCCAAGATGGCCAAGGTTGGACACATTGCTACTTCAATAGGCTCCCGGATTTAATGACAGCGTGTCGGGCCTATGGCGGGTTAGAGGATCAGAAGGGCGGATTCGTCTTCCGCGAGGCTGAGATGGCTATCGCCGCTGCACAACTTATGGGTATAAGTTTGCAGGTCGATCCCGCGTTCCAGTGTAGGCGGACGATGTTGAAGGAACATAAAGACGGTCGATTGATTATGGAAATCGACCGCGAGCCAAATGACTCACCGGATAAGATGATTGGTTGGCTCACAGATGGTAAGCAGCCGTGGTCGCGTATCTTCAATTGCAACACTGTTATAACCAAAGATCCCGATACCGCAAACTATGATGATTTAGTACGCCATCTTATCACAGCGAATCATGAGGATTCAGGATGGGTCATACATTCTGATGGTAACTGGCGTTATGAACCGATTACGCACATCAAACTGGGGCTAAAGGCCACGGGCCTGAACCTAAAAGATATTGATAATGTCTTAGGAGCATCAGTATTCCGGGCGTGGCGGTTAGTCAACAAGCCCTTCGAGTCAGAGTATCCTGGTGACAGAGAATGGAACAGACATGCGGCACAATTCCGCTATATGCCATCGGAGTCTATGGATAATCTAAAATATGGCACTTGGCTCAAGATTCTCGATCATTGTGGTAGCGGCCTCAATGATGCGGTTCAACGGAATACTTGGGCACAAGCTAACGGTATACTGACCGGGGCCGATTATCTTAAGTGTTGGATTGCTTCGTTGTTCCAAGAACCGACGGAGCCTTTGCCATATCTATTCTTCTATGGCAGCGAGAATAACGGTAAATCGATTTTCCACGAGGCCCTAAGTCTACTCGTCACACGTGGGTATCAACGTGCCGATTTAGCACTGACTACTCAGTCTGGATTCAACGGCGAGCTAGAAGGTGCCATCTTGTGTGTAGTTGAGGAAGTGGATTTAAGCAGCAATAAGCAAGCCTACAATCGTATCAAAGACTGGGTAACATCCCGGCAACTCAACGTCAGACATATGTACCGCGCGCCGTACCACATTCCTAATACGACACACTGGGTTCAATGTGCCAATAACAGCGAGTTTTGTCCAGTGTTCCCGGGTGACACACGTATAACACTGTGTTATGTCCCGGCACTAGATCCATTTGACATCATACCCAAGAAGGCGATGATCCCGTTGTTGGAGAAGGAAGCATCAGACTTCCTAGCAGCGATACTGGGATTAGAGTTGCCTGTATCCCCCGATAGATTAAATGTACCGGTGATTACAACCGTCGAGAAGGAACAAGCACAGCAGCATAATAAATCTGCATTGGTTACTTTTCTGGATGAGTTCTGTGATTACTCGGCAGGGGCTAAGATTAAAGTTGGAGACTTCCACACGCAGTTTCATACGTGGCTTGATCCAAACGATCGGCCCGATTGGTCGAAGCAGTCAATGGCTCGTCGCCTACCGCCGGAGTACCCAAAAGGCCGGCAGCATAAAGACGGGCAACATTACATCGGCAACATAGCTTGGAAGGGTGTAGCCCCCACAGATATAGCCGCCAATAAGTATGTTTTACGCGGCCTATACTTGGAGGCATTAGACTAATGTTACGTGAGCTACTCGACAAATTAACAGCCGAACAGCAGAAGCTGCTGCTGTACTCCTTAGAGGAAGGGGCATCACGTTATATACGTGTCGGTGAGAAACAATTCATCGGCGTTAATGTCACTGGTATCCCCAATTTAAGGATACTAGATACACGGAATCAGTGGGCAGGTGGAGAGATGATCGAATGAGTAAGGAAACACGAGATCGCGATACTGAAGATATACGCGTACAGCATCGTCGAGAAGAATTAGACCAGATTGAAGCCGATTTAGATTTTGATGAAATTGAATCACGAATGTACCGTGCAGACCGTGAACGAGGCCGCAAAGACGACAAAGATAAGACACGTTGGGATTTACTTAATCAAGAGGTGCTTCGTGGGGTGGCTAATGTCTTAACATTCGGTGCCAAGAAATATGATGATAACAACTGGATGCATGTAGAACATGCTGAGTCCAGATATTATGCAGCCATGATGCGACATCTCGACCGGCATCGACTAGGTGCGGAACGGGATCCCGAATCGGGCCGGCCGCATTGGGCACATTTCATGTGTAACGCGATGTTCTTGGCATGGTTCATGCAGAAGGATCTTGCTATGGGAACCATAGATACCAAGCCGCCATGTAATGATTGTGTGGCGGGCTTCTGGTGGCGAGATGGCAAGAAACTATTACCAGAAGGACTTCCTGACCCCGGCGCTATTGCTGTGTCGCCAACCATCTACCATGAATCCGAGACACCGCCGCCGGGTTCTTATATCCATGAGTATGCGTTTTGTCCCGAGTGTGGAGAGAGAATAGACTGATGAACCTACTCGACGCCTTCAATGATCTAAATAATCAGACAGCCCGCTCGGGTGACAAGAAAGTTCTTCGGGCGCCATTTGGTTATCCTGGTGGGAAATCACGATCAATTAAGCATATCTTGCCGCTACTGCCCTATCGAGATATCTATGTCGAACCTTTCGGTGGATCGGGCGCGGTACTGATTGCGCGGAATTCGTGTAAGCTGGAAGTGTTCAATGATCGCTACGCGGGTGTTATTGCTTTCTATCGATGCATCCGTGACGGCAACAAGTTAAATCAGCTCATTGATCGCCTTGAACTGTCTATGCATGCCCGCGAAGAATTCGTGTGGTGTAAAGCTACTTGGGAAGGGTGTGCTGATGATGTAGAACGTGCTGCTCGCTGGTACTGTATGATGCGGATATCTTTTGGTGCCAAGGGCCGCAACTGGGGACGGGCAACTGGCATCGAAGGCAGCTTAGTCGGTGCTATAACAGGCAAACTGCCACTGTTTCCGCGTATCCATGAACGTATGTGTAATGTACAAATTGAGAATCAGGATTGGGCAGACTGCATACAAGACTATGACGATGAGGATGCCGTCTTTTATCTTGATCCGCCGTACCTGAACTCAGATGGCAGTATGTATAAAAACAAAATGCTGCCAGATGATCATCGACGACTGCTAGATACCGTGATGGATATGTCAGCCTTCGTAGCGGTATCTGGTTTCCCGAATCCGCTTTACGATAGCTACAACTGGGATGGGGCGTTTGAGTGGCAAGTAACCTCAACGATTAAGGGTCTAAATACCGGCGATGGTAACAACAAGGGTCATCTGCGACACCTTGAGACCCGTGATAAGCAAACCGAACGTCTTTGGATTAAGGAGTAATATGCCGTGGCTAAGTGTATGCACCATTGGAACGGGAATCAGGTATGTGCTATTGATACAGAGACGACGGGCCTGGACCCCAGTAGACATGAGATTTGGCAAATCAGCATCCTGCCACTGGATTCAAACTTCCGGCCTCGTCAAGACGTGATGCCGTTTTACATCGAGATGCAGATTGAGAATCCTAATGGTATTGACCCTGATGCAATAAGAATGAATCGGGAGCAACTATCTAGAGCTATGGACCTCGGCCATGATCCTCTCAAAGCTATTGATATGCTGCGAGAATGGATCACAAAACTCAAGTTGCCCGTTACGAGATGGGGTAATCCACATAAGATCATTCCCCTGGGTCACAATTTTGCGTTTGATAGGGCATTCATGCAGCGGTGGCTTACTGTGGATACTTATGATGAGTTCTTCCACTATCATTATAAGGACTCCATGCTAACTGCCCAGTTCATGAATGACCGGGCAGCTATGCATGGAGCGAAAGTACCCTACTCGAAAGTAGGTCTACAATGGTTAGCCACAAAACTTAAGATTCAGACGGAACGGGCGCACGATTCTCTTCAGGACTGCATTGCGACTGCTGAGGTATATCGTCTACTCTGCTCACAGGGAGTTTGGGGGTGAGCCAAATAGTAGACATGCCCCCGAGTTCGGCATCAATTTTGGCCCGGTGCGCTAAGAATCTATTAGGCGAGCCGCCGTGATGATCAGGAGCATAGCCTATGCAACGTGCATAGGCTGTCTCTTGATTTACGCAGGCATCAAAACACAACATAGTAAATTGCTTGACGCCCAGTTTCTTAGCTATCCTGATAGCGCATAAGACTGTTAGCGAACTGGAACTCATCTCCAGATCTACCGGATGGAAGATGATTTTATCCTTGAAGTCCGAGTAGAAATGTCTTGACTGATAGGCCACAAACAACTTGCCTCTGGCAGGTCTACATGTACCCTGCAAACTAGTATCCTGTTGCGCGCCGTACACAGGATTTGGTAGATTCAAGCTTTCTACCTTGTGTATAGCATCATTCATCGCAATAACGGGCCACTTGCGATTAGAGAAATCCGCAGTAGATAGTTCATCTAAGCTTGGACCTTTCCCCACCAAGTAACAACCCCGCCTCTCAAAGTATTCCCTTTCGCTCCCAAACAGTTGCGATCCCTCGGAATTAGGGTACCATCTCAGCGTACCCGGCACCCTCGTGTACCGAAGATCCAAATACTCCGTGACTTGTTTGTTGCTTCGTGGAATCCAGATAGTACCATCTGCGGCTCTTCGAATCCGCATACCATATAATTCTGTGGGGACATCCTTGAAGGTATGTACGAACTTCTCTTCTGGCATATTCACGGTCTCCTTAAATCTGCGGCTGGCTTGATTATGTGTGATGATGGGTGTAGTATCACCTATACCCATATCTTTGTCAAAGATCTTACAATAGATGGCGGGAATATTCGCAATCGTAAGTTCCCCAATCATGAAATATTTAGCCAACACACCGGCTAAAATACGCTGATCCCATACCGTAGGGGAATTCTTCTGGGCTGCTACCCATAATCCCACTAATTGTCGCGCCCGTTCGGTATTTTTCAGAAAAATCGTGCCACTAAGTAGTTCTTTACCGTCTTTATAGTGGACGCCAATATCCGCTTCGAGTTCTCTGAAATAATCTAACGACCCGGTCACGGTAGCATCGGCGTCGATATACAGAATATTGTCTGTTGGGAACAACTTCAGCATGTCAGCCAGAAACTCGGGCTTAATCCCGCAGTTTGATACCCAATCTCCGCGTGACGGGTAGCCAGCTATATGATGCTTAACACCATTTTCTAGCAACGAGGCCCGTAATAGTTCTACTTCTTGCTGGTATGGCGTATCTATTGTATAGAAAGCTACGACACGTATGCTATTCACCAAACACCCCCTCGGTCAAGATGGTAAATGTGTTATCATGCTCGCTACAAGTATCTTCGGACAGGAGGTTATTGTATTTTTGCGCGATATCACTACCACCAAACCAGTGTAGACCTACTGTATCCTTGTGTAATTGGCCTAAATTATATCTACGCTCGAATACACAACGCATACGACTATACGGCCAGGGGTATACAGTATGCATCGGGATGTTATAGAAACTTAACTCCGGGTACGTTTCTTTTAAATCCTCCCAGGCAGATCTGTATGTTAGAGCCTTGCTGAATTCTGGGCCATACAGCATCCAATAAATCGAACGGCACCCGACACACTGATACTTCTCCGGGTTATAGCAACTGTATGCAAACTTAGCTACATCCCGGAAGAATGGATTATTGGGTGTCGAAAACATAAATCCAATCAACAGATTCGTGCCATCGGAACATACCCCAGTGTTATGGCTTCCAGCTACCATACTATCGTGTAATGCATCTAGGCTACGCAGAAACAGAATATCGAAATCTGCGTACCAGCCGCCTTCTTCCGCCAGGGTCATCCATTTGAAGAAATTACTCTTATGCGATGGCCCCATTGTATCAGGTAATCTGTCGTAGTAGGCCGGCGGCTCCCAATTCTCATCGATGGTTATGGGCAACTTACGGGCTTGGTCCATATAGTCTGGCCCGGTATACGCAAAGAAATCTTGAAAGTTGTCATTTTTCCACGGTTTCCCAGTAATTGCTGCTTGTGCCAGATGCAATGTAACTTGCCAGTTGGGATTCGTCTTACAGAAACTTTTGAGCGTAAGATACCGTAGCCAGGACAACGGGCTGCTACCCCAAAACAGATGCATGTGTCTCGGTATTTCCGACTGGGCAAGCGATTGACTGAGGATTGGCTGATGTACCAGCTTAAGTAAATCAGTATCGGGTGCGACTGACTGCCGTGGTTGCAGTGCTGGTGCTAAAGTTGGTAGTACCTTAGCGACTGTAGCCGTGAAAGTGTTCTTATATCCGCCATAATTACCGGCATTCATGGCGCTATTATACTTCTGTGACAGTGGGTCACCACCATACCAATGTATACCTACCGTTTCATCTGGCAACTCGTGGGTTTGCTCGAACACACAATCCAAACTATTGTAGAACCAGGGGTATATCTGCTGTGTCGGTATCCGGTATACCGTAAGATCGGGATATTTGTTCTCGACCTCGGTTAGGGCCGGACGCGTAGTCAGTATTCTGCGATAATCTTTACCATATAGCATGCGGTAGATAGCATGTATACCCGCGCACTGGTACTTCGTTGGCGTGTAACAGGTATAAGCCATCTGTGCCGCGTCCTTAAAGAACGCATTATCCGGCGTCGAACACATGAATCCAATCAGTAGATTCACGCCATCGAAACAGATGCCTGTATTAACAGACCGGTTCTCCATGACTTCCGCAAGCGGATTCAGACTTTTGACATACAGTATATCTAGATCCGAGTACCAGCCACCTTGTGTAGCTAGTGTAGTCCACTTGAAGAAATTACTCTGGTGGGAGGCACAGATATCCTTAGGAGTATTCTCAAATCCAGCGGGTGGCTGCCAGTTATCATCCAAAGTTAGCGGCAACTTATCCAATTGATTCGTATAATCCCTACCGCTGTATGCGAAGAAATCTTGAGTATTGTGTTCATCCCACGTTTTATCGGTGATGGCTGCGCTAGATCGATGCAGTGTAGCCTGCCAGTCAGGATTTGTTGCACAGAAACTTTGTAGCGTTAGATACCGCATCCAAGACAGCGGGCTGTCGCCCCAGAAGAAATGCATATGCTTGGGGATACGGGCCTCTGGTTTCGATTTACTGGGGGCTAGAGTGACGGGGGCTACGATCGTATCCGTTGTTGGCTTCTTATATCTACCTATATTCTCGCGGAACTGTTGAATC